GAGGGAGAGTTACCAAAACATGTTTAAGATTAGGTAGTAAGATAATTGGAAAATGTTTAATGGGTTCTACATCTAATGCGCTAGATAAGGGTGGTAATAATTTTAAAAAATTATTTGAAGATTCTAATGTAGAAAAACGTAATGCTAATGGTCAAACTAAAAGCGGTATGTATTCTCTGTTTATTCCAATGGAATGGAATATGGAGGGGTTTATAGACCGATATGGAATGCCGGTGTTTAAAAAGCCTAAGAGAGAAGTGGAGGGGGTAGATGGAGAAATGATATATAACGGTGCAATAAATTATTGGGAGGCAGAAGTAGAGTCGTTAAAAAATGATGCAGATGCCTTGAATGAATTTTATCGTCAGTTTCCTCGAACAGAATCTCATGCTTTTAGAGATGAAAGTAAGGCTTCTATTTTTAACTTAACAAAAATATATCAACAAATAGATTTTAATGATTCATTAATAACTGAACATCATATAACTCGTGGTAGTTTTAGTTGGAAAGACGGTGTAAAAGATAGTAAAGTAATTTGGACTCCTAATCCTAGGGGAAGATTTAAGGTTTCATGGACACCTCCTGCTCATTTGCAAAATCATGTTTTAGAAAAAAGAGGAATTAAGTTTCCGGGAAATGAACATTTGGGTGCTTTTGGATGTGACTCTTATGATATCTCAGGAACAGTAGGAGGAGGAGGTTCTAATGGAGCATTACATGGGTTAACAAAATTTAACATGGACGATGCTCCTTCTAATGAATTTTTTTTAGAATATGTAGCTAGACCTCAAACTGCTGAAATATTTTTTGAAGAAGTGTTAATGGCGTGTGTTTTTTATGGAATGCCTATTTTGGTGGAAAACAACAAGCCTCGATTATTATATCATTTTAAAAACAGAGGGTATAGGGGTTTTTCTATGAATCGTCCGGATAAAAACTATATTAAGCTTTCTAAGTCTGAAAAAGAATTGGGCGGTATTCCTAATAGTTCAGAAGATGTGAAGCAGGCTCATGCAGCAGCCATTGAGTCTTTTATTGAAAAAAATGTAGGATTTGATTTAACAGGAACATATAGGGAAGCAGATGTTGTAGGCTCAATGATGTTTACTAGAACTCTAGAGGATTGGGCTCGATTTGATATTAGCAATAGAACTAAATATGATGCTTCTATAAGTTCGGGATTAGCTATTATGGCGACCCAAAAGCATTTATATACTCCCGAAAAAAAACAATCAAAAATAAGTATTACCTTTGCAAGGTATAGTAATCATGGAATAACGAGTCAATTAAAAAGATGAAAAATATTAAAATAGATATTTCAAAGTCGGTATTCCCCAATCAGTTTGTTTCTGATGCAGAAAAAAAAACCATGGAATATGGTCTGCAAGTAGGACAAGCAATTCAATATGAATGGTTTAGAAAAGATAGCAATAACTGCAGGTTCTATAATCAATGGGGTGAATACAATAGGTTAAGGCTTTATGCTCGCGGAGAGCAACCTATTCATAAGTATAAAGACGAATTAGCTGTTGATGGCGATTTATCTTATTTAAATTTAGATTGGACTCCTGTACCCATATTACCCAAATTTGTTGATATAGTAGTAAACGGTATGGCTGACAGACTTTTTAAAGTTAACGCCTATGCTCAAGATGCTTTGTCCCAATCACGTAGAAGTAAGTATCAGGAAATGATTGAGGGGCAAATGACTGCCAAACCCATGTTGGAAATAATCAAGCAATCAGGATTTGACCCGTTTTCGGCTGACCCAGATGAACTTCCTGAAACGGATGAAGAGTTAGCGTTATATATGCAACTTAACTATAAGCCGGCCATTGAGATTGCTCAAGAGGAAGCTATTGACACTTTGTTTGAGAACAACAAATACATAGACTTAAGAAAAAGATTTGATTATGATTTAACTGTCTTAGGTGTAGCTATTGCAAAACATGAGTTTTTGCCAGGGGCAGGAGTGGAAATAAAATATGTTGACCCTGCAAATGTGGTGTATAGTTATACGGAAGACCCTCACTTTAAAGATTGTTTTTATTGGGGGGAAATTAAAACAATGCCTATTATAGAGTTGTTAAAAATTGACCCAACCCTTACCAAGGATGATTTGGCAGAAATATCTCAATACAGTCAAAGTTGGTATGATTATTTTAATACTGCACAGTTTTATCAAAATGATATTTTTTATAAAGACACTTGCACGGTAATGTATTTTAATTACAAGTCTACTCAAAAGATTGTATATAAAAAGAAAATTACTGATGAGTCAGGAAACTCAAGAATGATTGAAAAAGATGACCAATTCAATCCTCCTGACGAAATGATGGAAGAAGGAAGGTTTGAGAAGATTGAAAAAACAATAGATGTATGGTATCAGGGGGTTATGGTTATGGGTACTAATATATTGTTAAAATGGGAAATGGCTGAAAATATGGTGCGACCAAAATCAGCTAATCAATATGCTATTCCTAATTATGTAGCAGTAGCCCCACGCATGTATAAAGGAGCAATAGAATCACTAGTAAGAAGAATGATTCCTTTCGCAGATTTAATTCAAATCACACATTTAAAACTTCAACAAGTAATTTCTCGAGTTGTCCCTGACGGTGTTTTTATTGACGCCGACGGATTAAATGAAGTGGACTTAGGGACAGGAAGCGCTTATAATCCTGAAGATGCTTTAAGATTGTATTTTCAAACGGGTAGTGTTATTGGTAGAAGCTACACTCAAGATGGAGATTATAACCAAGGGAAAGTTCCTATTACTCAACTAAATGCTAATTCTGGAGCAAGTAAAACACAAATGTTAATTACGAATTATAATCATTATTTAAATATGATTAGAAGTGTAACGGGATTAAATGAAGCTAGAGATGGCTCTACACCCGACCCTAATGCTTTGGTTGGAGTTCAAAAGCTAGCAGCTCTTAATTCTAATACTGCAACACGACATATTTTAGATGGAAGTTTGTTTATCTACCGGAGTTTAGCAGAGGCGCTGTCTTACAGAATAGCTGACATATTAGAGTATTCTGATTTTAAAGATAATTTTATAAATCAAATAGGCAAATACAATGTTTCTATTTTAAATGATGCAAAGGAGTTGTATATATATGACTTTGGCATTTTTATTGAAGTCGCTCCTGATGAAGAGGAGAGAGCTCAGTTGGAGCAAAATATTCAGATGGCTTTACAAAAGCAAGATATTAATTTAGAAGATGCTATTGATATAAGAGAGTTGAGAAATTTAAAAGTTGCTAATCAGCTTTTAAAATTAAAGCGAAAACAAAAGCAGCAGGACGACATGAAGATGAAGGCTGCTCAGGCTCAACAGCAGGCACAACTAAATCAACAGTCTCAACAAATGGCAGCGCAAGCGTCTATGCAAAAAATACAGGCTGAAGGTCAAATTAAAATGCAAATAAAACAATCTGAGATTGCTTTTGAAATTGAAAAAATGAAACAAGAGGCCCAACTTAAAGGACAGTTGATGCAGCAAGAGTTTCAGTACAATCAGCAATTAAGAGGTATTTCTGAAAATGCTTTATCTCAACGTGAAACCCAACGAGAAGATGCTAAGGCTAAAAGAATTAGCCAACAGAATACACAACAAAGTGAATTAATCAATCAAAGAAAAAACAATCTTCCTCCTCAAAATTTTGAGTCTAATGAAGACAGTTTAGATGGATTTGATTTTGCTGAATTTGAACCTAGATAATATGGCAAGAAAAAAAAAGAAAAAGGGAAATAAAATATGTGCGGCAGGTATTGCGTGGGCAAAAAGAACATTTGATAAATATCCAAGTGCGTATGCTAATTTAGCTGCTAGCAAATATTGCAAAGACCCTAATTATGCAAAAAACTCTAAAAGAAAATAAATATGCTAGATAAAAAGAAATTACAACAAATATCTAAAGAGCTTAAAAAAGCTTCAGCAATGCACAAGGGACAGGCTGCTAAAATTGACAAAATGCTTAAATCCATTAATAAGAAAAAATAATGGGTGAACTAAAAAAATGGTTAAAAGAAAAATGGGTTCGCATTGGAACTGATGGTTCAATAAGGGGAGAATGTGGTACAAGTAAAAATAAAAAAAATCCTGACCGGTGTTTACCTTACAAAAAAGCTATGTCAATGACAAAAGCAGAGCGAGCAAAAACAGCTCGAAAAAAGAAAAGAGAAGGAAGTAAAGGTAAACAGTTTGTTTCTAATACTAAAAGGGCTAAGGTTACAAAACCTTACGTCTAAATCTGTATCAAAAAAATTATTAACTTTGTATAAAAATTTAATCTAATGGAAATAAAAGTAAAGGCTTTAGACGGTAGCCAAGAAAAATCACAGTCTGAAAAAGAACAAGAGCTTTTAACTAAACATGAAGAGCAGGTAGAAGCTAAAGAAAGCACAACGCAACAAGAGGAAGTTGTAGAAAAGGTGGAAACACCTATAGAAGAAACCCCTGTTGCGGAAGAACCAAGTTCATTAAGTGAAGAAGAAGTTATTTCTTACTTAAAGAATAAACATAATAAGGAAGTAACATCAGTAGATGAGTTGTTTCAGAAAAGAGAAGAAGACCCTTTACCTGAAGATGTTGCTGCTTATTTAAAATATAGAAAAGATACGGGGCGTGGCTTTGAAGATTATGTTAAGTTAAATAGAGACTTTGAAGATTACGACTCAGATACATTGCTAAGAGAGTATTTTACTGAAACGGAGGATGGTTTGGATAAAGATGACATTAGTGACATGTTGGCCGACTATCATTATGATGCAGAAGAGGATGAGGAATCGTTTATAAAGAAAACTAAATCC